AGCTACCCAGCTGGGCGCCACCGAGCGCGCTGACGAAGGGGTTGCTCGATGTGCCTGTGGTGGAGTTGGTGGTACCGAAGCCGTTGGCCACCCCGTTCGCGGTGTTCGTGAACTGCTGCCAGTAGTTCAGCGGCGTGTTCTGCTGGGTCGTCGTGTTGTTGATGTCCTGGGTGTTGTAGCCGCCCAGCGTGCCCAGCAAGCCGATGCCTGCCTGCAGGTTGCCCATGTTCTGCGAGTAGGCATCGTTGTTGAGCGTGCGGCCGAACCCGAGGTTGAATTGCCCGTTGGACGCATCTTGCTGCTGCTGCCAGCGGTACATGTCCTGCTGCTGGGTGTAGTCGTTGAAGCGCAGCTTCGAGGCGGCGTCCCCGATGTTCCCCTGCAGCTGGTCTTGCGCGTTGCGGGTCATCTCGTCGACGCCCGAATTGCCGAAGCTGCCCGACTTCACCATGGCGGCATTGAAGGCCGGCAGCGTGCTCAAGTTGAACTGCTTGGTCATGTCGCCCGTCACCTGGCCGACGATGCCCTCGAGTTGGGGATTCGCCTTGTTCAGGTAGGGATTCGTGGCCGTGGTGCCCAGGCCAAGGTTGTATGGATCAGCCATGTTCAGGCTCCTTTGCTTTCGGGAAGATTCAGCGGAGGCAACATCGCGATCAGTTGCTCCTGCGTGGGCTCGGCGATCTCGCTGGCCATGAACTGGGCGAGGACCTGGTAGCACTTCAAATTGACGGCATCCATCCAGAGAGCGAACACCATTCCCTCGTCGTGGAATGGGCCCGGGTAGCCGGCGCGCAGTGCAGCGGTGTGGATGCTGTCGTAGCGCCGCGCACCGGCTGCGGCATTCATGTGCGCGTTCACGGCGACATGCAGCGCCTCGATGCGCTCTTCGAGCGACAGGCTGGTGGTGGTCTTTTCGTCCATGCTCGGCCTCACACCAGAATGGCCGCACCGAGGCCCGAACCAGCGAGGAATGATCCGGTCCCCGAGTTCACCCAGCCGAGGGCCACGAGGCTGTGGTAACCCTCTGCCGCGACCGTGACCGGGAAGGTCGTGGTGAAGCTCGAATAGCCGTTGTTGACGTAGGCCTGGCCGAAGGAACTGGGGGTTGCCGCCACCGTCGTGGAATCGATGCCGATCGCTACGAAATTGACGGCCGCGGCGGTGTTGTTCTGCATGCCGCCGGCAATGCTGGCGCTGATTGCGGTGTTGCCCCACGAGAGGAATTCGACCTGCGCGAGAAACTGCGGCGTCGTGAGATTGGTCGTCAACGTGCTCCCGAGCGTCACGCTGACCTGTTGCAGGCGGGGGTTGAACCAGTTCAGCAGGAAGCGCTGCGTCTGCGAATTGACCCACGCACCAGCGGCTGCCGTGCGGGTCATGCCGACCAAGGTGCGCGCCGCATCGGTCGACTTCACGCGCATGCCGTAATTCGCGTCCAGCGCGTGACCGGTTGTGTCGCGCTCCAGCACCACCGCAGTGCCGTTCCATGAGGCGTAGAGGTAGTAGATGGTGGTCGCGGCTGTCCCGGTGGGCGCCAACGACACGCCGGCAGCCGGGACCTGGCGCATCACACCCGAGATGCAGATCAGGTTGCCGTCGCGCGGGAGGAGCACGAAGTTGCCGCCGGAAAGAATGACCTCGCATTGCCCCAGGTTCGCGATACCGAGGTTCGCGCGTGCGCCGAGCACCGTGCTCGCCCCAGTGCCGCCATTTGCGATGCCGAGCACGCCAGCGACGAAGTAGCCGCTGATCGTAGTCAGCAGATCGATGCCCGCATTCACCACTTGCGCCACGAGCCGCGCCCACTCCATCACCGTGGAGCTCACCCCGTTCAGGCGCGGTTCGGCGTCGAGCTTCCTCATCGCCCGCTCGCTTCCGAGAACTTGGGCCGGTACGCCGTCTCGCGATGGTCGCCCGTCAGATCGACGCGAACGCGATGGAAGCGCCCGCTCTGCAGCAGATCGAACTTCCCTTCGTTCAGCATGCAACTCGGGCCGAGCGTGGGGTCTTCGCCCTCGTTCATGAACCACGTCCCCGTCGCCTGCGCGCTGGCTGGTGCGCGCGTGAAGCGGACTCGGAAGTCGTCCATCGAGCTGACGCCTTCGTCGTCGCCCATGTCGCTGGTCGTGAAGCTGGAGGCGCCAGCGGCGCCGGTGTTGGACACCAGCTGGTTGCTCGCGTCGAAATAGGCGTAGAGCCGGCCACCAGCGAGCCAGTACTGCGAATCGAAGGGGACCGCCGGAAGACCGTCGATGGTCGAGGAATAGGCGTCCAGGCCATTGATCGTCACGCCCGGCGAGATGAAGTTCAGCGCGGACTGCACCACCCGGTCGGCGATGCCCCAGCGCTTCTTGTCGCCACCCATATGGACTGCCAGCGTGCGATCGCAGTTGCCGGTCGAAGTCGCCGAGGGGTATGCGACCCACACGATGTTCCGCTGGCGGTCGTAGGTGGCCTTCGTGCGGTAGCGAAAGGTCTGGCTCGAATTGCGGCGGAACCAGTCGCGCAGCACGCCCTCGCCGAGGCCCACAGGCCGCGTGCCGTCGAACAGCCAAAAATCATCCTCGCCGACGATGAAGTGCACGCCACCGATATCGCACACCGCTTCGGGCCCGACTGCACCGCATTCGCTGCCAGGAACGAGCGTCCACTGCCATGTCACCGGTGCGCCCACGAATGAGCCCAGGAAGACGCCGCGGCTCTTGTAGGCCACCACGTAGTCGCCCAGCGGCAAACCGGCCTGAATGGCGCCCTCCTTCGCCACCAGGCGCCCCGTGGTCGCGCTGGTCGACACGCTCGGAACCCAGTCGTTCTGGTTGCCCTGCGCACAACACCACCAGCGATCGGGCGACACGCCGAAAGTGCCATCGTTGGTGTTGAACGCGATCACGAAGTTGTTTGACGCGCTGACGATGACCTTCGCCTTGGGCGCGGTCGGCACGTCGGAGAAGATGCCCGTGGTCGACAGCTGCATGGCATCCGAGAGGTTCGACGCCAGCGTGGTGTCGCCGAACTGGCAGAAGCTCCAACGCGATTCCGTTGAGCCGGTGTAGTTGCCGGCCTTGCTGCGGTCGGTCCAGGTGCTGCCAGTGAGCTCGTAGAGCTTCGTTTGCGTGCCGGCGAAGATGCGGCGCGTGCCGTCAAGTTTTGTTGCCACTGCCGCGCCGCGGGAAGGAGCTGCCAGCGCTGCGGCTTGCACGGCCACCGGCGACGGTGCACCAAGGAAGCCGGACTCGAAGGGGATGATGTTCGAGCAGTCCGTGAGCACGCCCGGCGTCGTGGGGTCCGCATCGGGCATGAAGCCGAGGATCGGGGTCATCGCCGCTGCATCCTCAGGCGCGAGCCGCTGACCATTGCAGCGTCATCGACGCTCTGCAGGGCGCCCACAGCCTTGTCGAAGAGCGCGCCCCACTCGCCTGCGGCCTTGCTGTTCTTCGTGAAGATCGCGCCTTCGATCAGCGCGGCGTAGAGGTAGACGCTGGGCGAATCGACGAGCAACCAGGTGGAGGCCGAGCCGGATAGATACGGCGGCCGCGCGAAATACTTCACCGTCAGGGCGAGGTCTGCGGTGGGCGTCTGGCCATACAGCAGGCGTCGGCCTTCGATGGAATACGCCCGGGCATCCCCGCTCGGCGGGAGGTCTTCCAGAGCGTCAGGCGACATGTACTCGATGCGCGGCTCTGTGGCGCTTCGGATGCGCTGGAAGGCGAGCCAGTCATCGGGCAGCGCGACCCAGTTCTGGCTGGCCAGGATCGTGAGCGTGACGGTCGTGACCATGCCGCTCACGCGCAGTTCGCGGCCGATGCGTTCTTCGCCCAGCCGGATGAAATCGGGAATGCGGTCGATCACCAGCGAGTCGCCGCGCGCGAGCCAGGCCTGCACGCTGGTCTTCAGCTCGGTGTTGTTGCTGATGGACATGTCAGCGCTTCAGGTAGGCGTCGTAGGCACAGAACGCCGGGTTGTCGCGAAAGAACTGCTTCACAGCCTTCGTGCGCTCCTGCCGGTCCTTGATGACCACGATCTGGGCGTGAAACGCAGGCGGGATATAGCCAACTTCCTTGCCTTCGCCCCAGCCCTTACCCTCGTTGCGCTCTCGCATGGCGCGCACGTGCTCGAGGTAGGGGGTCGCATCCCACTGCTTTTGAATGATCAGCGAGTCGCCCTCGAAGTGAAGGAGCGTGCGAATTCCCGTGTGCGGGCTCACGCCTTCGTCGATCGTGACGTTCTCGGAGTAACCGTTTTGCATGGTGTGCGCTCCAATGAAAAAGGGCCCCCGAAGGGGCCCTTGATGGCGATGTGCGGACGGAAGCGGCTTAGCCGCCCGAGAGGTCCGCGATCTTCCAGTGCACGTTTTCCGCGGTCACACGCACCGTCGCATCGACGAGCACTTGCTCCTTCACCGAGTCGCCCGAGCGGCCGAGCGGCTCGGACTGGAAGGGGCGCAGGTACACGGCGTCGCCATATTCGGGGTTGAGGCCGAATACGTTGGTGCTGCCCGCCATGATGTAGTGCGGGACGATTTCCATCTCGCCGAAGTCCGACATGTACACGTCGGCACCACCCACGATGCGGGCCTGCTTCTTGTCCTTCACCTCGATGCGGTTGAGCGCAATGCCGGCGAAGCCAGAGAAGACCGTCTTGTGGTTGGGCGAGAGGTACACGGCCGGCGGCACCTTGCCGCTCGAGGTGTACGTCGCTTGCACGGCGGCCTTGAGTAGCACCTCGGTGAACGCACGCGGCGTGCCTGCCGTCGGTGCGACGGTCGGAGCGCCGGAGGTGTGAGCCACGGTCGATCCGCCAGCGCCGTGCTGCGCGTTCGTGTAGATCAGCACACCCAAGCTGCCTGCCTTCGCCGCAGCGGCGCCAGAACCGGCCACGGCCGGATTCGTCGACAAGAACATGGCTTCCATGTCGCGCTGCAGTTCCTTGTAGGCCTTGGCCTTGTAGTAGGCCATCGCCGACTTCATGCCCGCCTTCTTGACGCGCTCGGCGCGGCCGGAAACCGCGATCGTGTCCTGGAAGATCTGGCAGTAGTTGCCCACGCGCACGGGCGGCGTTTTCGCGCTCGCCACGGCGTCGTCGCCGTCGATCGCTGCATTGTCCTTGTTGGGAGTGCGCAGGTTGTCACGCTGCCATTCATGCAGCGTGTTGTCCGCGGTGGCGCGACCGAAAGCCGAGACGACCGGAGTTTCCTCGGGGTTGGTCATCGTGATCTTGTCGATCAGGTCTTCGCGGACGTTGGTGCCGGCGTCATACCGGTCGTAGAGGTTGGTCGGCTGAGCCATTTGGCTTCCTTTCAGGCCCTCGCGGGCTTAGAAAATCAGTTGTTCATGAGGAAGGCGGCCAAGTCCTTCACGCCAGCTTTTCCGGAGCGGAATTTCTGGTCGAGACGCTTGTTCGTCTTCTCGGCTTGCGGCACGTTCTGACGCGGGGCCGGCAGTTTCGGGGCGTTCTTCACGTCCTTCTTCACCGCCGCGGTCTTCGCTTTCAGTTCGCGGTAGGCCAGGGCATCGCGCATGATCAGCACGACCTTCGGATCGGTCACGTTCGCGAAACGCGACTCCTCCACGCCGTAGCTCTTGGCGACGCCATCGAAGATGCTCTTCAGCTTGGGCTTGTCGATGCCCTCCTGGCCCAGCACGCCCCACGCCTTGTGGAATTCCTGCTGTTGGGCTTGCTGCGTCTGCTGGTGGGCCTGTTGCTGCTCGTGGGACATGCCCTGTTCGATCTGCGACAGAACCCCCTTGATGGCCTCGGCGCGCGCACGCTCCTGAACCCAGGCAGCCTGGTCGGTTTGCGCGAGCTGCGCCATTTCCGCGTCTGACTTCAGGCCCGCGAGCGTTCGGATGGCGGCATGTGCCTTTTGCGCCTCCTGCATGTAGTGGTTTCGGCCCTCTTCCAGGCGGCGGCTCACCAGCTCATGCGCTTCGCGTTCCCGGCTGCCGAGTTCCTGCGTCTTGCGGGTGTAGTCCGCGTGGCGCTGGTAGCCGGCAATCAGTTCTTTCGCGTCCACCTCGATTTCGGTGTCCGACCCGTCATCGCCCTTGACCGGGACTTTGAATTTCTGGCTTGTCTGCTTTTGGGCTGCGTCGGCCGCGGCGGGGTCATCCGTTTCCGGATCCGCGTCGGAATCGTCGCTGTCAGGGCCAGCACCGTCGGCGTCATCGCCGTCCGGGTTTCCATCGACATCGGAGTTGTCCGGCGGATCGCCGGGCTCTTCGTCGTTTGGCAGATCTCCTGCTTGGTCGGCCTCGGGGTTATCGACCAGGAACGCTGCCACGTCATCCATTGACACCGGGGCCATGTCGGCTTGTCCAGGCATGTGATGTTTTCTTTCAAATCAAGACCATCCCCGCGAGACACCAGGGGACAGACGAGGGGCGCATCGCTGCGGAGCCCGAAATAGGCTGGTGCGGCCTACAAAACCTTGTGCAGCACGCGCTTCACGCGCGATTCGCTACGGGAACTGTCGATGTCAATCTTGGCGTTGGCCAGCTTGCCGGCTTCGAGCATGCCGCGCAGCGTCTCGGCCACCTTGTCGGTGAGGCGCGCGGCCTGGGCGAGCAGCAGCAGGCCTTCGCGGTCACGGATGGGACACGCCTTCATCTGCGCCATGGCGTCTTCGCTCATGAGGCGCAGGGCTTCGTTGAAGGCCGGATTGTCGAGAACGATTTGCGCCTGTTGGGCGAAGTCGGAGAGCACCTGGTTCTCGGAGCGGCTCATGCTTTTGCTTTCCAGAAGATGCCGGTCATGCGATGTTTCTCGGTAGATCACCCGCCACAAAGATAGCCCGGTCGAAGTAGACGGTGCTGTCCACGTTGGTGGCTGTGTCGCAATAGAGGATTGCGCGGAGGAATACAGCGTCAGAAGGGACTGCCAGGCCAGCGATCATTAGCCAGCGCCAGCCATCGTTTGCTTGGTTCCCTACGGCAGCTACTGACGTGGTAACGCTCGCGCCGTTGTTTACGAGGATCGCAATGCGGCCGGTGGTGCTGCTCATGCCGGTCGGTACGTACTGGCGCACCGCCAGCGTGACCGTCTTCCCGCGCAGCGCTGTCGCGTCCAGTTGTTGGTAGATGTTCGCGCCCGCTGACGTGTTGACGAACTTCATCGACTGGGCGGCACCCGCATCTTTGACCGTCGCGTCTGCGGTCATCGTCGTTGCGGTGTTGGCCCACCCGCTCGGGAGACCGCCCGTATAGGCCGGGTCCGAAAACTTCGTGATACCTGTCAGCAGGTTGGTGCCGAGAGACGAGACGAAGGCGGCAAAAGCGCTCGCGGTTGGGATGGAAGCAGCCGTCCATGCCTCCTGCATTGCCTGCAGAAATAACTGAGACCCGGCTGAACTCGGATGTAGGTTGTCCAAGTACAGCGTGGGGCTCTTGGCCGCCGCAATGAACTTCCAATAGACGTCGACCAGCGCGAGGTCGTTGTAGGCGTGCGCGATGCTATCGAGTTGCGCGACGACCGGCGCCATGTTGTTGTCGTCCCGGTTCGGGCTCTGGCGCAATGCGGCATGCGCCACGCCCGGCAGAAAGCGGCGCACCTGGTCCATGCCTTGGATGAACCCGCCGCGATACAAGCTGTCTGCGCCCGCGCTGACCAGGTTCTTGCCGTGATTCCAGACCACCAAGCTCGCGGCAGGGGTGACCGTCACAGCGGGCGACAACTTGGCCCCCATGAGGTAGAGGGGCTGCGTGCCGGAAATGCTCGCGTTCCAGATGCGGATGGTGTTTGACCCGCTGCCTGTGCTGATCGCCACGGCGGCGTCATAGACATTCCCGGCGTCATTCCAGAGTCGGTAGCTGACAGAGTGCGTGAGGTACTGGGTCGCAAGCCACTGCGCGAACAGGTAGACCCATTCGGTCGTCTCGTTGCCCGTACTGTCGCCGATCACCACCAGACTCACATCCCCGGCGTTCTGCTGAATCGACGACTTCGCAGCAAACAGCGCGGCTACTCGGCGCGCGAGGGAGGCGCGGCCGAGCGGGTTCACCACCGAGCCCACAGGGGGGAGGATTGCCCGCTGAAGCGGCGCAAGCAGGACGGTCATTTCAATCCTGATCGACGCCGAACGCGACCGAGAAGGCCCATTTGCGCACGCGGAATGTGCCCGCGGCAATCAAGACCATTGAAGGGTTGCCGCCGCTGAGTTGTCCGATGTTCGCGTAGTTGCCGGCCGAATCCTTGCGCTGGATGTCTGCCACCGCCATGGGACTGATGGCCTCCAAGCCACTGAACGACAGGGAAAGAGTGGCGCTACTCCCCGAGGCGACGGTGAAGTCCGCGGATGTTGCGGCTGCGGTGCTTGGTGCAATGAGTTGGGTCATTGGTGATCCTGTCGAGTGAGGATGTAGAAGGGAAGCCGCGTCATTGGGTCACCTCTGCGGCGATCTCGCCGGTTGCGGCGGCCGTGGCCGCATCGTTGAGCTTCGCCTTGCTGCCGATGTTCGCCACCTCGATGCGGGTCGCCGATTCGAGTTCGGCCTTCCAGCGGTTGAAAGCATCTTCGCGCAGCGTGGCTTCTTGCTCGTACTGCATGCGCAGCTGGGCGAGCTGGGCCTCGTTCTGGATCTTCAGCGCGTGCTGCTCGGACTCGGCGCGCTGGCGGTTGTTGTCGACCTCGGCCTGCATCTGCATGCGCATGCGCTCGAGCTCGGCCTGCTGGGTAAGCTCGGCCTGCTTGTTCTGGGCGTCGGCCTGCAGCTTGACCATCTCGATCTGCTGCTGCGCCTGTGCCTTGACCTGTGCCGCCTGGAGCATCGGGTCGGGCCCCTGTGGCGGCTTCTGCGGCAGCGGCTTCTCGCCCGGGTCGGTCAGGAAGTCGCCCACGTTCTTGAAACCGCCCAGCGCGATCATCTTCGCCTGCGTGGTGTACATCTGCTGGGGCGTGACCATCATTTCACCCATGGGAGACGGGGCGAGCGCCATCTGGGTTTGCCAGATGTTGCCGAGGATGGCCAGCTGCTTGTCCTTGTCGCCGGTGCCGAGACCGACGTTCGTGGTCATGTCGTAGCCGTCGGTCCACTCGTTCGGGTCGAGTTGCACGAACTCTCCGCGCAGGCGGAACGATAGCGGCTGCATGTCGCCGGAGGTCAGCAGCCGCAGGATGCCCTTGAAGATCGGCTTCACGACCGTCTCGGCCATGATGCGCGCGATCAGCTTGATGCGGGCCTTGGCCGCATTGGCGGTCATCATCACTTCGGCGGCCGTGCGATCAGGCCGAAGCGCGTTCGGGTCGAGGCCCTGCTGCTGCTTCGACACGCCTGTACGCTTCTCGCCCATCTGGTCGACGTACTCGAGCAGCGGGAACATCTGGTTGCCGACGAAGGTTGTTTGCTCCATGCCAAGGGCGCCAATCGACTTCACACGGATGGTGCCGCCTGGCCGGCCGTCGAGCAGGTCATCGACATTGGCCTGCGGCGCGCCGTTGCCATCCACCAGCAGCAGCTTGCGCGGGTTGTTGGAGGCGTAGGCGTTGTTCACGACGCCGCGCGTCAGCTCGGTCTTGAGCATCTGCAGATCGCTCATGATCTCGGCGACGCTCATGCCGTCCCAGCGGTGCTGCACGATGATCGGCGAGCCGGTAGACACCGGCACTTCATCGCATTCCTCGTTGCTCAGGATCTTGTCGTTGAGCCGGTAGATCTCGCGGCGCTCGGCGATGCCGTCGCCGTCGAAGTCCACCAGCACCCACTCGATGCGCAGATA